ACTGCTTTCATTTCTGTCTGGTTTTCGTCCAATCTGGTAAGATAATTTACCACTTTGTCCTCGAGCATAATTCTTTTCTTTGCTCCAAGGTTCGAGTTTTGAAAATACAATCCAATAGTCGCAAGATCTTTATAGTTTGGCACAAAGTTGGAAAAAGTTTTACTTCCCAACGCCTTGTTGATTTTGTTGATCAATGCTGTTTGCTCATTAAAAATTTCTGTACGATTTAAATTATCAAAATCTTTTTTTGTTTCAACCATGAGTCTTTGTGAAAATTGTTTATTTAATTGTTTGCTCTCAATAAGAGATTTGTACAAACCAAGCTCATTTGCAAGAACCTTTCCTTTTGTAAAAAATTCACGTAAAAGACCCTTTACTTTTGTTTGTCTTTGTTTGTCTTCTTTTAAAATTGCTTTTGTTAATTCACGAATCAGACATTCGTAAAGAAAAGCGGTATTTCTTTTCTTATTGTGTTTCATCTGTGTCATCCTTTTTATTTAGTGATTCTAGTAGAGTTTTGATCTCAGCATCAATGTTAAATAGTTTCTCTTCTTCTTTGGTATCATTTTCTTGGATACCTCTGACTAGGGAATCCATTCCCCCGAAACCAACCTTACCAGGCCACGTTGTTCTAGAGGTGGAGCCTCTAACCTCACCGCTAAATGCTTGGTTCTTCATCTGTTTAGCAAAGCCACCTTTGCGGTATGTAATCTTTCGTTTTTTGTATGGCCCACGAGGTTTTGCGTCATCATCTCGCTTTGCAGGTGGTTCTGCAAGTAGATCTGCGTCCTTCTTGTCACCTCCACCAGCATCTTTGTTGGCGTCAGGTGTGTCGCCTCCAGTATCACCACCAAGATTTAAATCTCCGCCGGAGTCACCTCCAAGGTCTAAATCTCCGCCACCGGAACTTCCACCGCCTAGATCACCTCCGCCTCCTAAGTCACCACCCGAACCACCAGCAGGGGCTTGACCTGCTGCTTCAAGTGCAGCCATAAACTTTTTATCAGTGTGCATTTCTCTTTGCATTCTAAGGTATTCATCTTGCGACAAGCCAAGCAGATTTTCAGCAATCCAACGACGAGAGAAGAATCCTTCAGTCGCAGCACCAGCAATGTCAAATTTTGTTTTCCAGTGTTCAAGCTCTTGCATCTCTGCTATCTTAGACGGGTTGTTTAATGATAGCTTAAAGTTTAAAAGATCGTCCCCACGATAACCTAAAGTGTAAAGGTGAATAATTCCAATCTTTTCAAGCTCCGCCAATACAACGCGTTGTAGTCTCTGGATGGTTCTTGCAAATCGAATGTCTTTTTGTGCAAGTGTTGTTTTGTCTTCTGTATTTCCACCTTCGCCCATTGAAAGGTAAGATTGCGGAACTTTCAATGCCGAGAATAGTTTGTCTCGCAGATATTTAACATCTTCAATCTGTGCTGTGAATTGACCACCGGGAAGATTGGTAATGTCTGTGGATGATTGCCCGCCACGAATAGGGATGAAGTAATCCTCTTCAATCGACAGGGGATTGTAACGCAAGTCTACGCGTCCCGTGGTTGGATCAACAACTTGGTGACGCTTCATTTGAGTCATGACCTTTTGCATGTATTGCTCAACGTCTTGAGGTGCAATTCCACCTACGTCTATCTTAAACACACGTCGCTCTGGTGATCTTGTAATACGATAGGCCATCATTGCATCTTCGAGAAGCGTAAGTTGTCTCCAGATGCGTCTAGCAGGCTCTAAAACGGATGTTCCGTAAGGGGCATGCTTGTCATTTCCGAGAACACGAAAGTGCGCCATTTGCCAATTCTCAAGTGTCAATCCAGCATTGTTCCACTGGAATTGAACGTAATTTGGATTTGATGGGTCTTCACCTTCAAGTCTCTCAACTTCTTGAGCTGGTAGTCCGATGCAGTTTTGCAAACCTTTTGTTTCATCTAAATCTAGATACAAAAACATGTCTCCGTATTTGCACATCGTTCTAGCCCAACCAAACAAGTTGTGTTCAATGTTCATGATGTTATAATAGAGAGAGTGTAGCACATATTTAATTTCATCATTTGGACACTTGATGTGCAAGATTGGCGTTAGTGCGGAGTGGGTTGTCATCTCGTCTGCATAAATGTCAAGAGAAGATGCGATCTCTGGTGTAAATTCCATTTGGTCAAAGTCAACATAACGCTCCGCTCTATTTCTGTTCGAGATCATGTTGAGCGTCATGATGTTCATTGGGTTGTATTCGGTCTTCTTAAATTGTTGACCTGATGCAGACTTGAACCTTTTTGCATACATGTCCAAGTGGCGTCGTCTTAGTTGCCGTCCTGATTGAGTTCTTCTTTGTGTAATCGGACCAGAGAACAATCTAGTTAGAGTTTTAAATAAATCATTTTCATTGTTTCTTGGGTTTCTATCATTGCGAGCCATATTTTATCCTTTGTAAATCCAGAAAAATTCTTTTGTTTTCTTTATCTCCTCTTCGTGTTTTTCTAGAAATGTTTCGTTGTAGAATTTTTGGCCTTTAATTTGTGTATTCATTGTTGTTGTGCTTTTGAATACACCACCTAACATTGCCTTCTTATATGCCATGTCTCTTTCGTTTTCTGAAAGCGCTGTGTCTCTCACCCAACAGGCAATTGCCAAAGACATTACCAGATCATCATTATAAGAACGCATCGCTTGTGGCTTACCATTAATCCAAACAAAAGTTTTCAATTCATGAAAGACCCTAGAGGAATGCATAGTAATTAGTTTGTTTCTGACGTACTCCTCTAGTTTGGCAACAATTAAAGGTCTCGTCTTAACAGACGTTGTAAAACCAGGCACTGCTCTTTCGTCATGTTCGGCCAAGTACGACTCAACATACTCGTGAGTTGATTTAATGGAATAGTAAAGCTTTTTGTATTGCATGTCTTTTAGCTTCTCTAGAACAGCGATACCAACGCCTACATTTTCAACAACAAGAAGACATGTGCCGTACTCAGTCGCGGCGTCATAAAGTATTTTTGAATACATGTCTAGGTCGGGTTTGCCTTGATACTCGGCAACAACTGTCATGTTATCAACTCTGATTATGTGGAAACAAGAAAAGTCTGCTCCATCACCTCGAGCAACGTCAGCAGATAAGATGTAAGGAACTCCTTCTTCAAACTTTTCCCAGATCCAAAAGTTTCTATCATAGCCCGATCTATACTCAGGATCTTTAACATCTTGTATGATTCTCTGTAAATCTTCTGGATTGATTACAGTTTCACCGGAAGCGTTGAACGAACACTCAAGCTCCTGTGCAATTTGTCTCTTGGACATGTTTCTTGTTTCTTTTTCATACCAAGTTTGATCACGTTCGGGATGAACATCCCACATTAGTTTTGTTGGGTGAAAATCATTAACTTCAGTCTCAGATTCGGTATAGGTTTTGTGGAACCAATTTCCAACGCCGTTAGGGGTGCTTAGAGCGATACAGCGACCCCCTGTTGACAAAGTAGGGTAAAGACCCGTCCAAAGCTCTTCGAGGCCGTCAACGAACGCTGCCTCGTCTATAATGAGCAATGATAATGCTTCCGAACGACCAGCATCTCCTGATGTCGTTCCAGCTTTTACTTGAGAACCATTTGTGAGTTCAAATGACTGTTTGTTGTCGACTGAGATCTTTGCAATCAACATCCATGACGGAAGGTTTTTGAAGATCATCTTGACTTTCTTTACGAGGTTAGTTGCCGTACTAAGTTTGGTTGCGATTACGAGAACGTTCTTTTCTCGGTGAAACAACATGAACCAAGCAACATAAGCAGCAGAGATCGTAGAGATCCCAAGCTGCCTACCTTTTAAAATTACATTGAAACGATAATCGTTAAAATCTTTCAGTAAATCTCTCTGATAGTCATACGTCTTAAATGGAATTTGACCATGCATCGGATGAGAGATCTTGCAATAATTGTCGATGAAGTATTCTGGACTTTTTCCACACTTTACAAGTTCTTTAACAATCTCATTCTTGGTAAGCTTCATTCATTATCCAAAATAGACCTTCATATTTTTAACCTGCTCTAAAGTTGGTTTATCGGAACCCATTTTTCGATTTAGA